ATAGCAGACGCGGCATGATTATAACGCTGCAAGCTGCCACTGCCGGTAACAAGGGGGTGTGAGAAGTCCAAGACCTGAATGGGCAAAATGATCGAAAAGATCTGGATCGGGAATACCAGTAGCGATACGAGGGCGGAAAAGCTCGAAGAGCAGATTTGGATCCGATCCGCAGATCACCATACCGGCCCGCGGCGTCTGGATGTGCCGCAATTAAATTGAGGCCTGACAGAAGACCGCACTCGATCATCACCTCTTCAGGTTAGAAACTTCTTGCACTAAGGGCGGCAACCACAGAAGGATCGCTGCTGTTCTGAACGTCATGCCGGATCTCCCCTGACTGCCGGATGGCCCTGTCGCGCACTGCCTGCCGTTTTGCCTCCCACGCCGCCCTTCCGGCGGCGCGACCTCTGAGCCATGCAATGCCAAGGGCCGCGAGGATGCCCGCCGACAGCGCCGCCCAGCCCGACAGGCGGGACCAGGCGGCGCCAAGCATCGACATGAGCAGCGCCGTCACGGCGTCTTCCCCGTTCGGTAATCCTCGATGCGGGCGGCCTTCGCCTTCCACGCCAGCAGGATGACGATCAGGAAGATTGCGGTACCCGCCCAGGGCAGCACCGGAAGCAGCCAGTCCGAGAGATTGAGCAAGCCGACCGTGCGTTCAGTGACATCCTTCGCACGCTCGGCGGTTTCGACCGCGGGCGCCACCACCGAGGCCGCGGCACCGGCCATGCCGACAATGCCGGTGGCGATCTGGGCATCGGCGGCTTTCACGATGCGCGAGGCTACCGGCTTGCCCTCCGCCCGCTCACGCGACACGGCACGGGGCTTTGCCTTCTGCAGCGCCTCCACGAGGACTGGATCCACGTCCGGGCTCAGGCCCAGCCCGTTGTCGGCGCGGAACGCCAGCACGGCGGCCCGCGTGCGGGAACCGTAGCGCCCGTCCACGATGCCGACCTCGAAATACCCGAGATCCTTCAGCTGCTGCTGGACGACCTTCATCTCCGGACGCTGCGGTACATCTGCGCGCAACGGCCGCCGGATACCGAGCAGGCGTGACCTGGGGTAGCGCGCAACGCTGACACCATCCGACTGATTGCCGCCCAGCACCTCGATCTGCTGACCCGTTGCCTTGAGGAAGAAGGCGACATGGCCGGTGGCATCGGAAGAGCCGCGCGTGAACACCACGACGTCGCCCTCCTTCGCCTGCTCGAGGCCTACGACCTTCTCGCCCCAGGTCAGATAGGAGCGCGCATTGAGCTTGCGGGTGGACGGCAAGCCCGCCTTCTCAAGGCAATGCCCGACGAAGGCGGCGCACCAGGCGACCTCGTCATGTTCCACCCAGTCGTGGCCGACGGTGCGGTACATCTCCATGATCTTCGGATTGTCGGCGGAACCTTTCAGCTCCTTCGTGCCGAGATAGCTGCGGGCGATGGTCATGTGGGTCATCAGGCAAAGTCCTCCTCATGGCCGGAGGCACTCGCGGCCTTCGGCTTCGGTTACGGGATGAATGGATGGTTGGGGGTCAGGCGTGAGGGCCGCCGGCCGCTCAGGGCGGCAGCTTGGTCAGGCGCTCGAGCAGGAAGTCGTACAATTTGTCGATCTTGCCTTCGATGGCGTCGAAGCGCTTGGCGATCGAGGGCTGGTCGATCCGGGCGACGTCGAGTTCCAGCATGCCGACGCGAGCGCGGATGTCGTGAATGTCCGCCTTGATGGCGGCGATGTCTTTCGTGACTTGGCTGGCGGCGTCGGGAACGAGCGCCTCCTTCAACTTCACAATGGCGAGCAGCGCGCCGGCGACGCCGCCCAGCCCGACCACAAAATAAACCACCGTGGGGATGTCGCCGGTCCAGTCCTGCACCATGCGGGAACCTCCTGTTACGTATCGGATGAGGCACCCGGCGCGGGCTGCTTCAGGCTCAGTTGCGTGACGAAGCCCCCTCCCCGCGAATAGCTGTGGGTGACACTTTCGATGCGGTAAGCACCATCGACGCCAGGCCGTGCGCCAATAATGATGCAGAGCCCGTCCGGTATGGCGGAGGTGTCGCCCTCGATGGTGACATCGCCCTCCCCAGCATCGCGTTCCGACGTTGCCTTGTCAGAGGCGGTCTGCTGCGTCGCCTCGTCTTCATCGGGCTTGGCATATCGATGGTCGTGCCGGGCATCGACGGAAAGAGAGGTGTCCTCCTCCGCCTCCTGCCATTCGGCCTTCGTAGAATCGTACCAGCGGGCCCGCACTTTCGAGTATTGCGCCCGTCCGAGCGCGGGCGAGATGTCCCAGCCGTGCAGGTTCCGGCCCCAGGCGGCGGCGACGGCGGCGGTGTAGCTGCCGCCGCGCTTCGACATGATGGCCTTCATGCCCTGGATCCGGAAGTTACCGCCGATCTCGCGTGCCAGCCTCTCCCCCATGTGGATGAAGCTCTCGTCCCGCATCTCGAAATACTTGCGCCTGATCGCGGCGAGCGACGGGTCGATCTCGACTTGCCCGACGCCCGCCGACTTCCCGGCCTTGCTCAGGATGTCCCCGACGGTGCTGTCGTCGAAGTGGCGCTGCTGGCCTTCCTTCGGCTTGCTTGTGGTGTCCATACCCTTGGCCGAGATCGACAGCGTGCGCCCGCTGCCGCGCGAGCCCGATGACCTGACCTCGTCCACGGTGCCGGTGAACACCACCCGGACGCCCTCGCCCTCCCAGCCCAGCGCCACGATGACGGGCGCTCCGATCCGGGGCAGCACGATGCGGCCATCGGTGTCATCGATCTCGAGGCTCGCCGTATCGGAGTGGGTGCCCACCTTGTCGGAGACCGAGAGCGAGATCAGCACCGGCATCAGCGTCGTGGTGATGTTGGTGCCGGCAACCGTCACCATGAACATCGCACGCTTGGACATGATGGGTCACCACAGCTTGATCGGTTCGAGTATCGCGGGCTCGCGGGGCGTGGGCACCGGCATGTCGAAGCTCGTGCCCACGGGAAGATACGCACCCAGATCGCCAAGCCCCGGATTGATGTCTAGGATCTGCTCGACGAGGCCCGGCATGGGGCGTTTGAACCGCCGCCAGACGATGAGCGACACGGTGATGAACTCACCCTCGACGGTGACGGGTTCCACGATCATGAGAACATCCCCGAAAACACCGAAAAGAAGCTGCCGTTGGACGGCTTGCCCGCGCGGCGCACAGCGATGTCCACATCGATCACCCGGCCGATGCCGTCGGCGTCGAGATAGCTGGACCGCTCGCTGACCCTCTCGATCACCACCCAGCCCATCTGCGCGCCATCACCGCGCATGAGAAAGAGCGGTCGTCCCGCGACACGTGCCTGGTAGAGCTTCTTCAGGTCACCGAGCCCGCCGAAGCGGTGCGGAAAGATCCTCGCCTTGATCGACCAGCTCTCGGCCCCCTCGCCCACCCATTCCAGCGGCGGCCTGGCGCCGAGCACCGGCTTTTCCACGAAGCTTGATTCGTGGCCGTGGTCGTATTCCGTTGCGTTGAACGGATAGACCTCGAAACGGATCGGCCCCAGCGTCATCAGCATCAGGCGAACCTCAGCCCGGCATCGGCATAGACACCGCGGAAGGTCTCGCGGACCTCGTCGCGCATCACGCGGCGGATCTTCTCGACGACATCCTCGTCGGCTCTGCCGGCAATGCTGAAGCTGATCGTCTGATTGACCGTCATGCCGCCGCCGGCAGCCGCTCCGGCCTTGTTGACGTATCCCGACCGCCCGGCGGTGATGAGTTCAGGACCGCGCTCGCCCACCATGTAGGTGGAGCCGCGGGAGATCGGACCGCCGGCGGCCTTTCCCGGAACGCTCTCGGCTGGCTTGGGTTCGGCACTGCCGCCCCCAAGCCACGACGGCATGGACGGCCACTTGATAAGGCTCGAGACGTCGATGCTGCCGATGGCGGCGACAATCCGGGACGGAAGTGTCGAGAACCACGCGAGGAGCCCGTTGAAGGCACTCTTGATGGCCTCGATCATGGCGTTCGCCAGATCGGAACCGGCCTGCGCATAGGCCGCCTTCTGGCCCTCGCTCAGGACCTCGCGGGAGAAGAAGGAGCCGATCCAGGTCCCGAACTCCTGCAGCTTCTGAGAGGCCCATGAGAAGCCGTCGCCGATTGCCCGTCCCAGCCCGGCAAGCGGGCGCATCACCGGATCAAGGGCGGCAAAGGCTGGTTGTAGCTGCGTGAGCAGCACACTCGCAAAGCCACCGGCGAAGGAGGAGATGCGGTCCCAGTATTTCCAGAGGGTGTAGGCCGCCGCGGCAACAGCGGCCACCGCCACCGCGATGGTCCCCCAGACGGGTGCGGAGACCGCCGCAAGAGCAGCGCCGACGGCCGTCATCGCCGTGGCGAGGCCGGAAACGCCCGGCACGGCCAGCGCCATGCCGCGAAGACCGGCAACCGCCGTCAGCAATCCCGTCATCTTCATGCCTTCCATGCCGGCCAGCGCCGTCTGCAGGGCGATCATGCCCGAGGCCCCTGCCTTGAGTCGCATCAGCGAGCCACCCAGCGTATTGACCGCAAACGAGAGTGCGGTCAGCGCCCCTCCCCGGCCCATGAGGCCGAGGTACGACAGCCCGGCCAGCGCCGCCTTGAGCCCGACGAACCCGGCGGTGACGGCAATGAGGCTGCCCGACAGCCGCGGAAACGCGGTGACCAGCGCCGTGGCCGCTTCGAGAACGGGCTTGAGAGCGCCGGCGATGCTTCCCAGAACCGGGACGAGTGCCGTGCCGACGCTCGTCTGGAAGTTCTGCATGGCAATCTGGAACTGCTTGATCTGTTCGACGCCGGTCTGCATCATCCGGGCGAAGTCGGTGCTGATGACGCCATCGGCCCGGGCCGCCTCGTCGCGCAGCCTGATATAATCCTCGAGCCCGGTCAGGAGCGGGATGAGACCCTTCTGGACCTGGGCGTCGGCGAAGAGTTCACCCAGCCGCGACATGTCGCCGCCGAGTGCCGTGTTGATGGCGCGGAGCGAGGCCTCCAGCGGATCCGTCCCGCTGGCCTTGGCGTCCTTCAGGACCTGCTGGATGTCGATGCCGAACTTCCTGAAGTTCTTGATGGCGTCGTTCGAGTTGATCTTCTGCAGGATGTTGTTGAAGTTGGTGGCGGCCTCGGAGGCATCGCCCGCACCCCGCCGCACGATCTGCAGGGCGGCGGCGATCTGCGCAAGGCCGCTTTCGCCCGTCATGCCCTTGGCACTGGCGAGTGCCGTAATGGAAGGCAGATACTGCGCCATGTCCCTCAACTCGAAGCCGCCCGCCTTGCCGGCCGCCGCCATGATGTCGAACGACTTGCCCAGGTCCTCGGCCGCAAGACCGAGGTTGGACATGGCGGCGAAGCCGGCCTTGGAGAGATCCTCGAGGCTTGCTCCCGTGGCGGTGGCGGCCCTTGCGATCGACGGCATGGCCTTCGTCGCCCGGTCGACATCGAGGCCCATACCGACCAGGAAGTCCTGCGCCTTCACAATGTCCGTGGCGAACTGGTTCATCTGCGAGGATGTTGCCTTTGCAGCATCCCCGATGGCCGACATCTGCTCCGCCGTGAGATTGCCCTTGGCGCCGATCTCGGCCAGCGCCCGGTCGAATTCCTGTGCCGCCTGCACCGGCGCGGTGAGCGCAGCCTTGAGCACATAGAGTGTTCCGACCGCGTCCAGCATCCGCCCGCGCGCCGCGTCGAGCGCGCGATTGTTGCGCGTGATCGCGGCGTCCAGCCTGTCGGCCATGGTGACCGGGCCGCCCGTGGCGTCCCGCACCGTCCGGGTGATGCCTCGAAGGCTGTTTGCCACGCCGCGTGCCGGGCCCGAGACCCGGTCGAGCAGTTCGACGATGAGCTGGGTGGTCTGGCTGGCCATGAGGGTCTCCCGGGAACCGCTACGCTGTCAGCGCAGTTTATCTTTGACGGTGCTACGCTGAGAGCGTATACGATTCGCATGGAGTTCGATTGGCACGACGCCAAGCACGAAAAGAACCTGGCCGAGCGCGGCTTCGGTTTCGACTTTGCCACCCGGATCTTCCTGGGCCGTGTTCTCTCGCAAGTCGATGACCGCGAGGACTATGGCGAGGTCAGGGTGAAGGCCATCGGCGAGGCCGACGGGATCGTGCTCGTGGTGATTTACACGGACCGGGATGACATCCGCTGGATCATCTCGGCCCGGCTTGCGAACAAGAAGGAGCGTGCAATATGGCACGGATGACACTGGACCAGATCAAGTCGTCGAAGCCCAAGGTGGACCGCGCGAAGATCGCGGCGACAGGCGAAGAGGACATTGCCCGCCACATGCGCGAGGACGGCGAGGACCCAGGCGCTGCGCCCGGCACCTTCGTCGAGGATGTGCCTCCGGCACAGATCCGCGAGCACATGGGCATGACGCAGGTCGAGTTTGCGGAAGCGCTGCGCATTCCCGTAGCGACGCTCCGGAACTGGGAACAAGGCCGGGTGCGCATCGATCCGGCAGCACGTGCCCTCTTCCGCATCCTGAACCGTGACCCGAAACATGCACTGAAGGCGCTTCAGCCCGGGCGCAAGGCTGGCTGATCAAGGCTGACATGCCCGCCCGCTCAGCCGCCGTGCCTCGGCATGCCAGAGCAGCACTTCGGACCAGTCCATGTCATCAAAGACGGTGACCGGCGTCGAAAGTACATGCGCGGTGTCCGCAACGACACCGCGCCATCCGGTCACGCCGGGGGCTTCGGCAAAAAACCCGAGAGCACCTCGGAGATGCTGGCGAAGTCCGCCGCGTCCATCTCATCCATACCCCCGGGCGGCAGATCGCAAAGTGTGGCTGTCATGGCGATGCTCTGGTCGAGTTCCGTCGAACCGGGCTCGCGCATCTTCTCCATCGCCCGGAGGTCTCGCACCTTCGGGCGGCGGATGATGACTTCCGTGACCATACGCTCTTCGACCTTGATGGGCCGGACAAGCTTCACGCGGGCAGTATCGTTCATATATCCATCTCCCGAAGTATTGATCATCACCGCTGCACACGCAGGATGCGGCGCTCATCGTCGTTCTGCGAGACACCGTCCAGACGCCACTCGGTCGAGAAGAAATCCCAGAAGAGCTTCTCCTTCTCATTGAACCAGAGTTCGTAGTGCATGACTTCGTTGATGGCGTATTCGTGCCCCTGAAGTTCACCGCGCTGGAAGGCATCGGGTTCGATCTTGCCGAGGCGGCCCTCGATGATGGCCTTCGACTCGATCGCAATGCCGGTCCGCTTGTCGCGTATCACACCGTAGGCGGTGAACACCTTCTGGCGCGACGAGCCGAGGCCGAACTGGGTCAAAAGATCCGGGTCCCAGCCATTGAGCTTGAAGGTGGGCTCCAGCTTCTGGATGCCGACCGCGACCTCGATCTGGACGCGCGACCCTCCGGCGTGGTGGTCCTGGTACATCTCCTGCAGGGTGGGCAGCTTGAGCTCAGCCAGAGTGAGATGCTTCGAGGCGGTAGGGTCGTGATCGCCGCAGAACAGGTTCCCCGCCTCCATGACAAAAAGTCCGGTCACGATGCTTTCCTTTCAGGTTCGGTGGTGGATGTATCGCGTGCTGCGTCAGCCGGTGACGGCGTCGATCTGGGCGAGCAGGTCATCGAGCAGCGCGTCGAGTGCAGGCCGGTAGCGGGCGGACTGGATGCCGAGGTAGCGCAGCACGGGGGCCTCCTCGGCGGCGAAGTTGACCGTGAAGCGGCCTTGGCGCAGTTCCTCCGGCGAGTTCTGGTCGCGCGTGAACTTGACCTCGTAACCGAGGATGTCGCCGTCAGCTTTCAGGTCGCGCATCGCGAAGCCCATGGTGTTCAGTACCGCCTGGATGGTCTGGCCCGTGAGATTGAAGCGCCCGAGATAGAACCGCAGTGTGCGTAGGAACATCAGGTGGATGTAATCGCGTCCCCGCGTGACATTGTAGAAGCGCCAGAGATCGTCCTCGCCGGCATTGTCGGTGCCGACATAGACAAAGCCTCCGCTCGCGATGGCCGTCTCGACGCCGAGTTCGCCGCGGAGCAGAACGCCGACATTGTGCGACAGCAGCCGCTGGCCCTCGGTGGCGCCGTCGGTGAGCGAAAAGTTGATCGGCCGTGACGGGCCGACGATCCCGGAGACCGGCTGGTTGGCCCAGGAATGGAAGGGGCGGCCCTGCTTCTCGTGATCGCGGCGGACACCGATGCCGATGACGGCGGGCGACAGCGGCATCACCGTCACTTCGCTCCCCGCCATGACGCGGACGGCCGGATCCACCGGGATCAGGCGGCTCGAGGACAGCGTCTCGCGCCAGTCGATTGCCGCCTGCTCGGTGGTGGCGGGCCCGTCCACCACGGCATGGGCGAGGAGCTTGTTGCAGATTGCCGGTAAAGCTGCGCACACCCCATTGGCATCGGTCCCCTGCCGCTGGCTGGTGAACCCCGGCGCACAAATAAGGCGGGGGATGACGCCGAGCAGCGGCCCCGCCTGCACGAAGGCCTCGAGCCCAGTGGAGATTCCGTCGCCCACAATGTTGGCAATAGTGTCCGCGACCGTCCCGCCCTCCTCCACGCGCACCACCACGACCTTGGCCGCCACCTGGAACTCGCCCAGCTGGGCATTGATGAGTGTCAGCGCGTCGGAGATGGTGCCTTCGGTTCCGAGCGCCGTACGCTTCGCCGCGTCGTCGGAATAGAGAAACACCGGCGTATCGAGCGGAAAGACCGCAGGATCGGCTTCGGACGCCGTGCCGATGAGGCCAACCACCGACATGTCGCTATAGACGGCGGGACGCGGCTCGTTGTCGATCCGCGTGATCGAGATGCCAAAGGTCGGATCAGACATGGGGTGTCTCCATTGCAGAAGGCCCGCTGCACGGAAGGACCGCAGGACGGGCGTTGTCGGTTCGGTGCGAGGTCAGGAGATTCGATGGACCGGGATCAGAAGTCGATCTCGGGCGTGGTGATGGCGAGATCGGCCTTCTCTGCGGACTGCAGAAGGACCTCGAGGACGAGCGCTTTGCTCGTGCCTTCGGCGGGCGAACCGTAGAAGCGCACGGCGCGGACCCAGCCGCCCGCACCGTCCTCGACGATACCGGTGACCTCGATGTCCTTCACACCCGTGATGGACAGCTTCTGCGACAGCTGCGCGATGAGCGAATGCGTCATGTTCGTTCCTCGCCTTGCTTACAGGTACTCAGTAGCTGCCGCCGTCGGCGAGGCCGTCGAGCATCGTTTGAAGATTTGAAATCTGGGCGATGGTATGGCCGTGGGTGCCATCTGCCTTTGCTGCGAGAGTGGAGACGAGCCCGGCAATGTCCGACATGCCGAGCACAACCATACCGGTCTTGCCATTGACAGAGGACACTGGACCGGACGCGAGGACGGCTTCCGCCACTGCCGCCGCCGCTGCTGCCTCATCAGCGGCCTGCTGCGCCAGCGTCAGGGTCTCCTGGACTGCCGTTGCGGCCTCGAGCACCGCCACGCTGATGCCCGCCGTCGCCGAGATCACCCAGTCATCATGCGCGGCATCCCCGATGCCGCCATTGACGAGCACCACCTCAAAGGCAAGCCCGCCATTGGTCCGGTTGAAGTCCTCGACGCGAAGAACGGCATAATCGTCCTGTGTGCCATCCGCCTGCCGGGTGAGCAGCACATAGGGCGTCGGCGAGAAGAGATCGCGCTGCGCTGGATCGGTGATTGCGAGTGTCGACTGCAGGCCGTTGGTGATATTGAGCGGGGTCGCCGACGTGGCGACCAGGAACCCATTCTCGGAAACGGCCTGAACCTTCGAGAGAAGAGGCCCGAGCACTTCGTTGACCCGGGTCAGGCCGAGGGCGACAAGACGGTCGGTATCGCCGGTGACGGAGGCCACCTCCTGGCCAAGCTGCCCGATGGTCTCGGCGATCAGACGGAACCGGCGGTTGAAGAAGTCGCGGTCGAGTTCCTGTTGATCCCGGACACGAAGGTCCTCGAACCTCAGCATGGCATGCTACTCCATGAGCATGGGATCGGCGGACGCGATGGCATCCATCGCCTGTTCCTTGATGGCGTCGTGAACCGCTGCCTTGACCGTGTACCTGGACCCGGGATTGAAGTGCATGCCCGATGCCGTGACGGGCCGGTTGACGGTAAGGCGGTAGTGGGTCGGTTTCTTTGCCATGTACTGGACTCCCTCAGGTGTTGGCGTACTCGATCAGTTCGGCCACGTGGAACGTCTCCGCCGCCGTCGTGGTCGATCCGACGATCTTCACCGCGTAGTCCGAAACGCTGGTCACGTTGAAGACGCAGGTGCGCCGGAGCGTGCCGTCGGACTGGATCTGATCCTCTACGGCGTCAGCGGTCTCGGTGCCTGAGAGCGTGGCGCC